TTGTGGCTTCTCCAACTGCTGCTGATCCTTATGCAGGAATGTCTAGTGCTACTGTAACTGTTACAGAAGGTACTAACTCTTAATAAGACCTATTCTTAAACGCAAAAGCCCTGCCCTTATAGGCGGGGCTTTTTATTTAAAACAAAATAAGCCTCTTTTAGTTATATATATATGAAGGTTCTATTACCATCCACTGACTCACAAACATTAAAGATTGTGCCTAGAGAATATGTCGAAGCAAGCAATCTTACTATGGTAGTGACAGAAGATGGTACTAGGAAGACAGAGACACTAAGTAGCCTTACCTCTACAATAGACGGGAACTACATAAGCATACCTTGTACGTTCTCAATATTATCTGAAGGTAAACTATATTCTCTTGAACTCAAGCAGGGTTCTGATTTGTTGTTTAGGGATAAGATTTATTGCACAGCTCAAACCGACAGAACTCAAAAGCAAACTCTGAACACTAACAAGTATATAGAGCACAGTGCTGAACCTAGTGGGCAGAAATATATAACGATATAAAATGGCAAAGAAGAAAAAAGCAACAGGAACCATAAGAGTAGTTAATCTACAGGGGTACACAATCCCTGAGATTAAAGAGGAACACCGACACGATTGGGTTACTTATGGTGACAATAACGATTACTTTGATCGCCTTATTGAAATGTACCTTAGCAGTCCAACAAACTCTTGTTGTGTTAACGGTATTGTAGATATGATTTACGGCAGAGGACTAAACGCAACAGACAGCGATGAAAAGCCTGTTATGTTTGCTGAGTTTAAGAGTCTTGTAAAGCCTGATCAAATCAAGAAAGTAGTCAACGATTTTAAGCTATTAGGGCAAGCTGCACTTCAGATTGTTTATAACGGTTCAAAAACAAGAATTACATCTATTACGCATTTCCCTATGGAAACGCTAAGAGCGGAGAAGACAACAGACGGAAAGATAAAAGGATACTACTATCATCCAAAGTGGAGAGATATTAAACCCTCTGATAAACCTAAAAGAATACCAAGCTTCGGTAACGGTAGCAAGGGTGACCTTAGAGAGATTTATGTAATCAAGCCATACAGATCAGGCTTCTATTACTATGCACCTGTAGACTACCACGGATGTTTACAATATTGCTCACTTGAGGAAGAAGTATCGAATTACCATATCAATAATATACTAAATGGTTTGCAGCCATCCCTCCTTATCAACTTTAACAATGGAGTTCCGGACGAGGAAGCCCAACAGTTGATTGAGAGGAAAATCCAAGACAAGTTCGGAGGAACGTCAAACTCAGGTAAGTTTATCTTAGCGTTTAATGAAGACCCTGATAGAAAAGCAGACATTGAGCCTATCCACCTCCCTGACGCTCACGCCCAATATCAATTTCTAGCTGACGAAGCTCGTGAGAAGATTATGCTAGGACACAGAGTTGTTTCTCCGATCCTTCTTGGTATTAAGGACAATACAGGCTTTGGTAACAACGCAGAGGAGCTTAGAACGGCTTCTATCCTTATGGACAACATTGTTATCCGACCATTCCAAGAAACGATCTTAGAATGCCTTAATAAGATTTTGGCGTTCAACGGAATTGACTTGAACCTTTACTTTGTTACTCTTCAACCGATTGAGTTTACTGAGCTTGATAACATTGAGACTCGTGTTAAGCGTGAAGAGGAAACGGGAGAAAAGTTGTCTGCGATGCAAAGAATAAGATCATTGTTTAAACAAAAAGAAGAGGAAGATGAAGGCACTGTTCGTAACGACTAACGATCTAAGGAGAAAGTCCATTATTGGAGGTGCTGTCGATTCTGACAAGTTCATCCAATTCATTGAGGTGTCTCAGGACATTCACATACAGAACTATCTAGGCACAAAGCTATATGATAAAATATCTGACCTAATCGTCAATGATACCATAGATGATGCAGGTAATGCGAATTATAAGACCCTCCTAAACGACTACCTAACTCCAATGCTTATTTGGTTTGCACAAAGTGATTACTATATGTATGCTAGCTATCAAGTTAGTAACGGAGGTATATTTAAACATCGTAGTGAGTCTAGTGACTCACCAACGATGGAAGAGATAAAATATCTAGTGGAGAACTCACGCAACAAAGCTGAGTTCTACACAAGGAGATTTATGGACTATATGAATTACAATAGTGCATTGTTTCCTGAATATAATGAAGCAAACAACGAAGGAATGTATCCGGATAAATCTGATAACTTTAATAGTTGGGTGCTATGATATATAAGCCAAAGAAGAAAAACATAGTCAAGTTAAAGAAGTATATAAATGACTTGATCAAAGAAAGAGACGGAGACATCAAACCAAAGGCAAAGATTTAAATAATAACGCAATGGCAAATAAGAAGTTTAGCGAATTTACAGTAAAGACAGACAACGCAGATGTTGATTTTCTTGTAGGGTATGAAGGTTCTGATAACGTAAGAATATCACCTGAGAATGCTATGGGCTATGAATCAGGTTCACATACAACAACTTGGAACACTAGTTGGGATGCTCCTGATCAAGACACTATGAACTATGTAAAGGTCGGGAAGATGTGTACGGTTCAAATTGAATTATATAATGAAGAAACACAAGACCAAGACGTCTCCGCTATAACATTTACCTTGCCTTTTAATGCGGCTCGTGGCAGTTACCTTCCAATTATTTATCAAGCTCCAAGTGATTCTGTATTACCAACTGAAACAAGGTCAATAGGAAGTCAATTTATACAAACTCAAACGGGTTCAAATGTAGCGAAACTAATAAGTTGGAATGCAGTAGGCTCAGGTACTCTCGCAAGAATTGCAGATTATGAAGTTTCAGGACTTGAAGTCAAGGGAACTATAACATATATAACACAGTAAAACAACAAATAAATGGGTTGGGGAACAATAACAAACAACATAAGTTACGGAACGATCTACAACGAAAGTTGGACAGGGGAGTATAAGTTCGTTACTATCGTAGGCGATGGGAATGATATGTACAAACGCATAACTGACGATAGTGGTTCTATGGAAGCCAACGCCTGTTTAGTAAACACATTTAATAATACAATAAAGCAATGAGTTTATACAATAAAGCAAGTTTAGTACAAATACCGAGCGGAACTAAAAGCGGTACACTATATTCCGTTTTACCTGCTAATGGCGATGGCGATTTTGACCACACAAGAGCAACATCAGCCACAAGAGTAAATAAAGATGGACTGATTGAAAGCGTTGCAAGTGGCGTACCAAGATTGGACTACCCTTTGATTGACGGAGTGGTACAGAGTTGCCCTGCCTTACTATTAGAGCCGAGTAGAGCGAATAAACTACCTTATAGCTTGGACTATGACAATAATACGTATTATCAAAAGTCAAATTCAACAGCTACAAGTGAAAGCGGAATATCGCCTGATGGAGCTAATACTGCTTACGAACTAAAAGATACTGACGATACAGGCAATACATCACACTATATTCAACAAGCAAGTGGTTATAGGGCGGTTATAGATTATGACGCAATAAAGACAGCGTCTGTTTTTGTTAAGGCAGGAACAAAGAAACAAGTGCAAGTTAGGTTAACAAATGGTGCAGGTAGCTTTAGTTATATTATGGGTAATTTTGACTTGGAAACTGAAACTATATTAACAGGTGCATCAGCAAACGCATCTGATATTTCTTATGATTTACAAAATTATGGAAATGGTTGGTATAGATGTATTGTAAGCGGTTCTTGGGATTTAAGTAATGTAACACAATCTATTATACAAGTATTTACTGCCGATTTAAGTTTAGCAGCTTTACCTGATATGCATAACTATCAAGGCGATGGTACAGGCACTTTGTTTATATGGGGTCAAATGATTGAAGAAGGAAGCTACGCAACATCCTACATACCCACATCAGGTTCTGCTGTAACTCGTAATGCCGATGTATGCAATGGCGCAGGAACAAGTGCAGAGTTTAACGATTCAGAGGGTGTTTTGTTTGCTGAAATAGCTGCTTTGGATAATGACTTAACTCATAGACGTATTTCCATTTCAGATGGAACAACAGGCAATTTGGTCTATGTATCTTTTGATACAACATCTAATAGAATTTTAGCGAATGCCAATGGCAGGATAATGATTTATGTAACCGAAGATGAAACTCAATTTCAAAAGGTTGCTGTTTACTACAATGCTACTGCGCCTAAACTTTATGTTAATGGGTTTTTAAGAGAAACTGAAACTGCTATGACAGCTATTACAGGATTAAGTGAGTTAGCTTTTGACAATGCAGTAGGTGGTAATAATTTCTACGGAAAAACAAAACAACTAATGACATTCAACGAAGCACTAACCGACAGCGAACTTGAACAAATAACATCTTGGACTTCGTTTGGCGAAATGGCAAAAGGACAATTATATACAATAGAATAATGGCTACAACT